AATGCCGTTTTCGTTCGACAGACCAACTTCGGTATTCGATAGTAAATATACCTTCCTGGTTATATCTTCGTAACCCCCGCCGTCGGTGACGGTATTCTTTGCAACCCTGATCGTGGTATCAAGAATAGCATTCCGGAAGGCTTCTTCGAAATTAGAAAGAAAACCGGCTTCAGCGTCGTATTCGTTATAATTCGACCCAACGTTCGCATTGTTAGGCGGCGCGTCGTAAGTATGGCGGGCGCTGTACCATGCCCCAGCGCCTGCCGCGCTATTAAGCCATTGGTCAATATTTGATTGGGAATAACGATTGTTGCCGAAATCCCGTCGGTTGCTGTCCGGGTTGCTGGCTTCGATCGCGTCGAAGCATTTCAGGGTGATTATTCGCTCGGTTATCAGCTTCGTTCTGCCTGATGCTTGATGACCCACCACCCACCGTATTACTGCGCCATTGTAAGTCGTGCCTAACGACTTCACTACCGCGCCAACGGGGAGACTACCTATCGTTGCCATGCCGCCACCTCACGAATACTTTATCCAGATATCGCCGTTGTTTCCTCCGGACGGGTCGGAGGTAGATAAGACGATATTGCGGATTTGGGCGGTCGTGTAGTTTGTGTTGGACTGTGCAATCGCCGCGCCCGTAAACGTACCGCCCGCTATGGGCATTTGTTTTACGTTGTCAACGTTGCCGAGACCGACTGCGCTCGGGGTGTGGGTGTGAGTTGACGGCGTAAAGGATGACGGCTTATTCTGTACGCCATCCCACTCGACGCTATCAGCGACTTCGGCAGCATCGACTTTCCCGTCGTTGTCTGTGTCGTAGACGGCTTTAGTCATGTCGCCTGCGCCTTGCCCGTCAGCGCCGTTGTAGACTTGGAATGTTGACGTTGTGCTGTCAGAGTAAGTGATTGTGTATGTATCAGTCGTCCCCGGCGCTCCTGTGCCGCTTGTGCGAGCGATAGAAACTATGCTTTTTCCGCTAGGCCCCGTAATTTCCGAAAGTGCCACGAGGTCAGCCCAATCGGTTTCACCGACAGCCCGCCATTGGATATGCGTTTCGGTTAATCGAAGCTGCAGCGGCGCGCTCCCGCCGGCAGGCATTAGCATTTTGAAGTCCTCGAATGTAATTTGCTTTGTCGCGCCGTTGTCGGAGGTATCAATAAAAATTAAAGCGTCTGCGTCGTCTATATCGTCTGCGGGTGCGTTTTTGATAAGCGGTTCATATCCCGCCAGTTGGCCCCAATAGGTTGTATCTTCGTCGGGCGGCGTAGTCCTGCCGTTATGCGTAGTGCGGCAGTAATAAGACACGCCATCGTAGATTACAACGTCGATTGTGCTCTCGGTGTTGGAATAGCTTCCTTCTGACATCCACTCGCCGCGCAAATTGAAGCTTTTGCCCTCGCTTATGATGTTCAGCGCGTTATATAATGCCTGCTCAATTTGCGCCCTTGTAAACGATGTTTTATATATCGACATAACGTCACCTCTTAATAGTAAACGATTATGCAGCCTGGGCCGCCCTTGCCGCCGGGAGAACCGGAGCCACCTTTAGGGAGGTCGAAAGCCGGAGAAGAAAACGGAGGGGTCGGGCTGTTGTAATTGTTTGTGGGCAATTTACCTATTTCGTAACCAGCTCCACCGCCGCCATGTCCGCCGCCACCACCTTGACCATATTCGGCAGCATCTTCTCCCGGAATTGTTGCACTTGCGCCGTTGCCGCCGTCGCCGTGAAACAGGTAATCCCTGCTACCGACTCCGGGCTCGTAGAACAATCCTTCCGAGCCGTTTTTGCCATTCTGCCCGTTTCCGCCTACAGCGGCGCCGCCGCCACCGCCGCCGAAAGCTGTGCCGGGATAGGAACCGCCCCGCGTGTAATTTGCTCCATTCGAGCCGCAGTTATATGTAACGTCTTTATAGACGATAGGCTCCCCAACCTCTTGAAAGCTGTTTCCCGGTCTGCCGTCTACGCCGTTTTCTCCTTTTTTCCCAAGGGTTAGTCCGCTTTTCGGTTCGTAGTAGCCATACGGATATTTGCGTCCTAATTTGGCGGAATAGCCTCCAAAAGTGGTTTCTTCGCCCTCGTTCTGGCCGCAGGCATAACTAATAGGAGCTTCCGGCGTTACGTTAAGGTTTATTTCTAGGATTTCTCCACCGTCGCCGCCATCGCCGCCCTTGCCGCCTTTGCCAACGTTCACAGGCAATGAGGTTGACCATGCTGTGGTGTCTCCACCGCGTTCTCCGTCTTTACCGTCATTGCCGGGGTTAACCAATATAGCGCGGATTTTTGTTGTTCCGGCAGGCGGTGTCCATGTGCCGGAGCCGGTCAAAACGACGTAGTTTTCAAAACCTGTCGTGATGCCCGCAGGAATATAACCAACAAGAAACTCACACGTCGCCTTGAGATTGCTTTTACCGAACTGAACCGACATGGATTTAATACACGCTTCGACCATTTCTTTTGTGTATGGGTTAAGTACGCTTACAACATCGCCCGGTCTTTCCGTTCCGACAAGCACATCTTGGCGTATTATTTCTGATTTCGTTAGGTATTCATATAATTTCTCTGCAACAGCTTGCGCATTAACTGGCGTAAGCAGTGTATTATCTGTTACCCTGCGCACCGTGTCGGTATCTGTTCCTGTCGGAACATCACCAACTGTTACGATTCGCGTAACATGGTTATATCGTTTGCCCGTCAATTTGACATAGCCCGTAGCGGAGAATGTGCAGTAATTTACTCCCGATGATATTATTGTGCCGTTGTCAATCGTAAGGTCGTGGTACGGCTCATTGAAAATCACCGTTTCGGTTCCTACGGTCGAATCATCGAAAAGAATAACTTCTTCTTCGGATGGCAAATAATTATGTTCCGTCACTTGTACTGCTGTTGCAGGGGATGTATGAGAAACTTTACCACCTAGATACACGCGTTCCTCTCCAAAAACTCCCGCAACAGCATCACTTAATTGTGTTATTCTCAGCGAACCGTCTGAAGCGTTCTTTAATGCCGCGCCTATAGCCATTAAGACTTTCATGAGATTATTTCGGCGCTTGTCGTAAGGAAGGTAGCCGTAAATTTGAATACCTTTTATATCGTCGTCAATCGAGTACATCACTATGTTGCTCAATATGTCGCTCAAAACAGTTTCTGCCGTTTCACCGGTATAAAGTCCGCCCACATGGTCCGATTGGTCTAATAGCCACACGGCTGAGTAAAAAACCATTTCATACTCATACTTAGAGCGACGATTAATTTGGTGAAGATAATGTTTAACAAGTAAATCATTTCCGTAATACAACAGACCAGGCGAATTTTTAATATACTCAGGAGCGTTTACGCCCGAATCTAAACACAGTATTTCGTTATCGTCTGATACTAATAAGTCATTATCTTCCTGGTCTGCTGCTAATAAACGTATGGGCTGTCCGCCCGTTGTAATTGGTACGGTGAGCGAATCGGCGGATAGGCTTTCGCCTGCCATCGCGTGGGTCATTTCGATTCGCCCACCTTCAGCCACTATTTCATTTTCATAATCCGTGTTGTTATATGTAAGCTTAACCGCAGGCACATCATCACCTACTGTTCAATCAAGGGAAACGTAATGCCGTCCCAATATTCACTACCATCTGGAGCTGTCACCGAAAAAACGACAGGGATATTGTTGGCGTACATGGTGTATGTCTTTACGCCCCCTTTAAAAGGATTCGTCGCTGTAACAAACACCCACTCATCTTCTAACAACCCCAAAACTATTGCGGCCTCAGATAGCGTAAGAGGACGGCAAGTTACGTCCACTCTATATTTGATTGCGGCTCTATCACGCACTAGCGTTCCGTCTACGCGACGACCGGCGTTTGGGCCGTCAACATCGGCGCGTGTCCACTTGATTCCTTGATGTGCTATATAGGGCGTTATATCAACACCGTTTATTTGAAACGTCATAATATCGCCCCCTTGACGCATATAATCAATTAATGGTAGAATGTGGATACATAGGGAGGTGCTATGATGAAGGTAAAGTGCTTAAATTGCGGTAATAAAGTGCCCGATACTGACGAGGCTTGTCCGAAATGTGGGACGAAACTTAGGTGGTATCAGAGGACAACCCCACTATCTATTGCCATGATGATATTGGCACTAATTGCGTTTTTCTTTGTTCTACTTTTTATAGTGCTAATGTAACTACCGCACCAACCCTAAACCACGCCGCGCCCCAATCTGCTCATAATACGGATAAGTGATTTCTGATACTTTTTGTCCGTCCATATACAGATTTGTGTCTTTGTTTGCAATTTCAGTTAGCAAACGAATTATTTCTTTTGTGTCTATAGAAGACTGCTGTGCGTAAGCTTGATACTGGTTTTGCGAAGTCGCTACATTGCCATATGTAGAAGTTTGGTATTGCGGAGTGTAGTTTCCGCCCGCCACGCCGGACGTAGAGGCAAATCCACCGCCTGCTACGCTTTTATTTGTAGATTTTTCAATATCGTTTTTAACGAATGAGAATGCGGTTGCTATTGCGGCTATAGAGCCAATAATAGCGGCTGCCGCTAACCCTTGTGTCCATGAAGCGTGGAATATTGCAATAGCTAGTGCTGCGGCTAATGCGGCTGTGGCAAGACCAGTAAATATAGATATAACTTTTTCAAAACTAGACATTTGGTCCCATACAGATGAGATATAGAGAAATGCACCTACTAGAGATGTTACACCTAGACCAACAAGCCCTATCGTAACGCCTAGTGAAACCATACCAGCCGTGATATTCTTGATAGCCAGCGTAAGAGTGCCAAGCATAATTCCGCTCAATACAAGAAGCGAGTTTTCGAGCGTTACACCATTGTTTACAATGTCCACAATACCGGCTGACACAAGAACAAATCCAGCAACAAGAAGGGGAATAGTTGATTTTGTAAGAAGTGTCATTCCAAGTCCAGAAGCAAACATACCGGATATGAGAAGCAAAGTGTTTTGAAGATTTAAGCCGTTCTTAGTTATGTCAATAAATGCGACCGTAAGCAGTACAAGACCACCAACAACCAAGCCAACCTGCGCCGCTGTTGCTCCGAAAGCAAGCGCAAGACCACCTACGGTAACTGCAACGCCGCCAATCATAAACGCCAGATTGTCCCAGCCTACGCCCTTAGTAATGGCCTCAAATACACCATATACCGTAGCGGCGAGACCAGCGATTGTGAGTAGCTGACCTCCAATCTTGCTCAGTGAACTTGCAAGGGTGCTACTGTTAACTGTAGATAAAAACTTTTGAAGTGACGCTATTGAGGATATGAATGAACTAGAAACCTTCCAACCGAGAATACTGGCCCCGATTGCAGCTACTGTTTTAAGAACGTCCTCAAGCGGCTTTTGTAATTTCTCTGCGATTATGCTTGATTTGCTTTGCACTATTTCTTTCAAGAAGTCATACTCAGGTATGTCAATATCGATACTGTCACCAAGAATAGAGCCTGTCTTTTTTTCGTTTAATATGTTTAACTCGTCGATGCCCAACAGGGCATTTTTTAATTCCTTTGCGGCCTCGGTATCTTCGTCGATAATCGTGCCCATTTCTTCCAAGCCGGAATAATCTATTTCAGGCAACGAGAAACCAAAGAAATTCGCAATTGTATTAGCAATGTTCCTCATTACCTTCAAAAAGGCTATTGCATAGGGAAGAATTTGATTTAGAACAGGTATAAAAATATTTCCAAGCGACCTACCTAACAAATCAACCTGCGCTTTTAATACACGCAACTGATTAGCTGTTATATTAAGCGTTCTTGCAAGGTCGCCGGTCGCACCGATTTTCTGCGCTGTTTCAAGCAACTGAACGTAACGTATCTGAGCCTTTTCAGCCTGTGACATAAGCTCTACGTTCTTCTCAATACCCATTGCCAACGCTTTTGCTTTAAGCGTAGCTTCGGACAAATCGAAACCCCACTCACGCATCGGACGCGGCTGACCCGACAGAGCCGACTCAAGCTTCTCCATCGCTACGTCGAATTTGACATTATACAACGAGGCAAGGTCATAACCGAGTTGCGTAAGGTTCTTAGACATTTTATACGCCTTATCCTCCGCAACGCCGAAGCCCTTTGCCATGTTCATAAACACGCCCTGATAGCGCATAAACTCAGAAGCGTCTATGCCGACAAGCTCCTGTACCTGTTCAGCATAAGCCTTCGCGGATTCGGTGTATTTGCCCATAGCGACGGTGAACAGGTTAAGGTTTTCGACGTATTTATTCGATTCATCAATCCAGTTAGCTACTACATATGCAACTCGTTTTATAGCATAAATACCAGCAGTAAGCTTTGCCCACGCCGCATTTATGCTAATGCCGAATATATTAAACGATTTGGATGTTTTTTTGTTTGAGTTTTCCAGTTTGCCGTTTGCCGCTATAACCTTATTTACGACTGAGGGCAACCATTTCAGACCCACATAAACCTTTGCCGCCTCGTCTGCAAGCGGACGCATAGCCACAGCCACGCGGTCAATCTGCGTAGCAAAAGCGTCCATATCGGCGGCCTTTAGTGAAGCGGTTATGTTGTCTATTTCAGGTGCAATATCGGCAATTTTCGTAAGTCCCGAAGCCATGCTCCCAAAGCCGGATTTTTGTACTTTTTCAAGCGGCTTTAAAGCGTTTGCGATGCCCTCGATTTGCTTTTTTGCTATCGACAGGCCAGATAGACTAGAAACAGCATCGTTAAACTTTTTCAGCGAGTTGGCAAGTGATTTTAACCCAACGCCACCCTTTGACATGGGCGCAACGGCAGAACGCAGTTTGCGCAAAGACGCTTCAAGCGCATCAATGCTGCTCGACGCACTTGAACTACTGGCCTGTATTTCAATTTGAAGCTGGTCTATTGTCGTTTCCATTCAGGCCACCACCTTGCGTACTCGTTTTGTTCTCAAACTTCTTGTTAAACTGCGAGGCAAAAGCGAAAAACTTTGCCGCTCCGACTTCTGCATCTATGTTTTTTGTGTTTTCCGCATCACTTTTCTTTGTACCGTAAGGCTCCTTATGATAGGGGATAGGCTTAGTACCACTCTTTGCAAAAGCGTGCAATACGGGCGATACGGCGCAGAGCGCGTCGTATATGTAAGCCCCTTGTAGCCAAGCGTCATAGTTCGCTCTTTCGCGTTGCATTTCGTATGCCTTACGGTAATAGCGCGTAAGAGTAGCGTCTTTGAGCCAGAACAGCTCATACGTCATGCCAATGCTCAGATAAAACGGGAAAACCTCATAGAACTGTTCCGTATAGGTTTTAGTAGGGGGAGCTACTTCTTCGGTTAGAAGTTCGCTCCCCACTCCACGTTTCCCGAATCCGCTTCGCTGTCGCTGATTAGTGTAAGAAGCGGCTCGCTATACATTTCAGACAATTTTTCAATAAGCGCCGTTTTGTCAGGTATCGCATCGTACAGTGCATCAATCACGTCGCGCCTTACATTCGGGTGGTGCATGAGAAACGCGCCCCTGAACAGCATCGGCAGCATGGTGGCGGGCTTCTCTGTAATTTCGGACGACACGAAACCTTGTCGCTCCATCAATTCGATTGCCTTACGATTAAACTCTAGCGTATATACCTTGCCTGATTTCTTGTCCGTAAGAGTGATAGATTTACCCACGATTTAACCTCCTAATTAAGTAGCGCTGTACGGTGTAACGGGCGTAGACGGAGTACATACAACCGTCATTTCGACAACCTCATTCACGCCTGCGCCATTGACGTAAGCCATAGCGGTACCCTTCCATGTGAAGATTCCACTAGAGCCACCGGTACCAAACTCAAGCCAGAATGTGGTTTCTGCGCTCAGCGCGTTAACAGCAGTAAAATCGTCCTTATCAAAGTTTGCGGTGAACTCAAGCACTTGCTGGTCTTGGATTCCGGCTATATATGTACGAGCGCTGTCGGACAGCGTTGTTTTTTCAACCTGTTCCGGCGCGCCTCCTAAATCGGGAAAACTTTTAATATCTATCAGCTTCGTTGCCGAGGCGTAGTCTGAACCGGTTTTCAGCGTTACGGGGTAAGTAAGAATAGCCATGTTTTTACCTCCTGTACATAATTAAGTCTTTTGAGATAACGCCTCTGTATCTTGCGACAATTCGATATAGGTTGGAGTTCGGCACTTCCAATGGCCCACCACCAACGCGAACTAACCCGAGGTTTTGCATTTTTTCGTCAGCCAGTGCAAATATCTCTTTGCATTGCTTCTTTTTGCCCGTAGAGAGGTTGCTGTACACTTCAAGCTGATACATTACTTGCGCGTGGTTCTCTACGCCTGAACTATCGAGCGTACGCTGATATGTGCCGTTATCCATTTCTCTAAGCACAACACACGGGAATTTGGGCGGTGCAGGAACAGCCTCGCCGGTCATAAACACATCGGGATATTGTGCTCTTACGCTTGTGGCGACTGTGCTGAATATGATGTTTTCCACATCAATCATTGAAAGACCTCCCGTGCGATTCTCTGAACCTCGCGCCGCATTTCTTCCGTTGCGTACCACATTGGAAGCGCCGCCGGATTGCCTCGCGTAAAGACCTTTTCGCCACTCTCGTCTTTATAAACCCAACCTTGCCTTTTGCCGTAGCCCTTGCCATATTCGCCAATACCGACAATTCCTTCGGGACGGGGCAGGGGATATGGTTCTGCGGGGTTGTGGTAAACGCCAGCGCCAAACTCAATAAAGGCCACAGCATTGCCGCTCGCCGTGATTACCCATCCGTTATCCGTGGGGCTAACCTCTACTGAAATGTCGTTGTCGCCGTCGTACATAGCCGACGCAAACCGAACGGAAGCCTCTTGTGCGCCGATAATGGCCAGTTTTTCACATAACAGCTTGGTCTTTTCAGCGACCCACTTCTTGTACTTCTCAAGCTCTTTAATGGCTTGTCCGATGGATTTTTCGTCAAGCGTAACGGTGAGTTTCTTCATGTTAAAATCCCAAGCTTTTCTTATAGGCTTCAATCTTTTCTTGCCAATCAGGAAAGCCTATGAACCTCAAAACCATTTCATTTAGGGCTACGTCGCAATCCTCGCAAATTGGTCTATATTGATTTCCGTCAGAACAAATTTGCCATTGGTATTTTGCCTGTTTTCCGCATCGGCTACATTTCAAGCGGCGAATACCCTTCTCTGTGTAGGGCGTTTTCCTCACGTTAGTTCATCTCCACTTTCCGCGCATAAAAGACCATCTCGTTCAAACTCGGTCTCATACCGGCTACAACATAATTGTGTTTCGGGTTTGTCGGGTTGTAGGGGGAGGGCGGTTCTTTGCCAAACCACAAAATCGAGGTTTCATTCAACGGAAAGCCTTTTTTCGGCGCTACGATTCGCAACGTAGACATGGCTGAAATACCGAACATCTCAACCTCTGCGTCCGATTCGACAAAGCCCACATTCCAGTTGGCTCTTTGCGGGGCGGTATAGGTTAGCTTGTACTGTCCCGTCGGATTGCCGTATTCGTCAAGAATTTCCTCTTTGCTTACGAATGTAGCGTAGTAGATGGGTTGTTTGTTACGATTAAGGCTTCTCAATACAATCAGCCTCTTTCACAATGCAATCAGAAATAGATGTGTGTATTTCAGTGGCAACTATCTCTAAGTTCAGGGTTGGTACACCATCCCAGCTATGCGACAATTGATAAGCGCGAACCCCGTTAACTTCTTTTCCGTCAACAAAAATGCGCGCCCAACGCCCTTCTGCAACAATTCGTACTTCTGCCACCTATATCACCCCCACATATGGCGTAACATGGCTCCTTATGTAATCAACCATGTCGCTATACTTGAATGTCCTGCTTATGCCGTTCTCGCTGTGTGCGGTTTGGTTTTCTGCGCCCGAAAGACCGTAACCGGCCACAACCGCCATTATCTGCGTCGTCTCATACTGCGCAGGCACATCCGACACGCCATCGGGAGGCGCGCCTGAATACATCCACGACAAAATCTCGCCCTTTGACAAATCGAGGTACACGGTAAGCAAGGAATCTTGCTCTTCGCTAGTTATGCCCAACAGCGTCTTCAACTTTGAGAGCTTTTCTTCCTGTGTCATACCGTGTACCTCCTATATCTCTTCTAAAATTGCGCGGGACTGTAAGCGGTGCTCTTTCTTTAGCCGTTTGAGATGATACGGGCAATTGCGATGTTCTTAGGATTCCCAGCGATCTTCCAATTGGACGTACCACTCGCGCCCTCGCCAAGCTGCGCGTTGGTCGGCGACTTAGTGTAGCCGCTGCTCGGGATAACAAAGCTGAATCCGTTCGGATGGAGCGTCTCGCGCAGGCGGGTCACAAGGTAGTTATATCCGCCATCGCTAAGTGCATCACGGGCAATTTCAACAGGGGTATCCACAGGAGCCGGCGCATACTGGAACGCACCAATACCGAACAGATATGTCGTATATTCTTTCGCGCCAGTAGCGGTCTGACTGTTCGCAACAGGCACGCCATCATCCACAATGACCGTGAGGCCGTTAAAATCGGCAATACGAAGCGGTCGCTGGACACCGTTTGCGTCAGTGTATTTTCTGAAATCAAGCAATTCAAGGCCAGCCAGGTTAGTCGCAACCTTGCTGTGCATCACAGCGATGCCGAACTGGTCATAGGCATCGCCAACTGCCTTCTGAATCGCGTCGCCAGCTGTGGTCGCGCCCATCTTGTTGCCTTCATCCACAGTATCCGTATCGGTAGCAATGTTGTATGTATGGTTCTGCCACTCATCCCAATAGCTATCGCCATCGTCATCAATATTGAAAATACCGTTCAGGATGGCCAGCATAATCTTCTGGCGCTGCTTGTTCCAATACTTCGCGACCTGCGATGTAATCTGCTTCATCGGGTCTGCACCGCTATTGAAGTCGCGGACGAAATCCCGGTCTCTCCAAGCATGCGCACGACCATATACGATGCCGCTCTGGGAGCTGGCGTCAGGATCGGTGATGCTAATGTCGGTATCGCCGTCATAGTTATCAGGGGTACCGCCAATCACCTTGTAGAACGGGATGGTGTAGTAGTCAGAGCCGTTGGCGATCAACTGGCGAATAGTATCATTGGCCTGCACAGCCCCACTCTCGAACAGCGCAGTTAATGTGGGGTCTTTTTCGTTCTGCCACTGATATAAAAACAGCTCGGGATCAAACGGATAACCAAGATATGTAGCCATATATCATTCTCCTTTGCTTATTTGAATCCGACGATTTCCTTCCAGTTCGGATTCTTCCGAATAAATTCGATTTGCTCTGCGCTCGGCAATGCATCGAACGAAACCTTGTCAACCACAGCGTTGCTGCCGCCCGCAGGAGGTTCGGGTGTCCTTCCCAGCGCAGCCGCGCGTTCCGCCTTCTTGACGTTCTCGATGTGCTTTTGCTGGTTCTTGAACACCTTTTCCATATCACCCTCAACGAGGGCCTTCGCGGTGTCGGCCGCCAAGTCTGCCGCATACCCAATCTCTAAAAACCTGGCCGTATGCTCAGAAATGGCCTTGTGCTTGCGCAGGCTCTCAAGTTCTTCCCTAAGGGATTGCTCCGCAGCCTGCCTTTCGGCTTCCTTAATCTCGTCCTCAGACATTTTGGCTTTAAGCTGCTTCTTGACATCAGCGAGTTCCGACGCCGTCTTATCAAAGACGGACTTCTTCACATACCCGCTGTAATCCGGCTCGGGAATCTCGTAACCCAAAACAAGTTCGAGCTTTTCCTCAACCGTCATGTCATCGCGATAGCCTTCAATTTTCGTAATGTCAATTTTCATTTTCATTCTCCTTTGCGCTTTATAGGTGATCTCCCACCGCTTTTGAGTTTTTGTCAGGCTTCTCTGCCTGTTGAGCCTTTAACGTGCTTCTCCCCACGAGAAAAGTAAAAAGCACCTACAAACCGACGGACTAAATCCGCAGTCTATAGGCGCTCGTGACGCTCAAGTTATTGGTTCGCGTGTCTTTCGTGTTCATCGCCCCGCAACGGGGGCACTTGATCTGAGCCTTGCCGTCTATGTAGCCGAGAAGTTTTCCACACTTCTCGCATCGGAACTCAAGCAAGGGCATCACACTCCGTCAGTATACTTTGCAATTTTGCTTGCAATAATTACAACTATGTTTTGCAAATGCGGGCATGGTGGCGCTCCCGCATCTCTCTTAAGACATCTTGGGCGTGACGGCTGCCTGTCCCGTCCTCCGCGGTGTATCCATCATCTCAAGTACCCTCAACAGGTGCGTCGGGAACCGTTTCCGACCTCGGCGCTTATTGAACGGGTATATTAATCACCTGTTTTAACCCGCGTTCTTTATCATAGATAAATACTTGTGCTTTTCGGACGTTGCCCAAATACCCACGTTCAGTGTGGTATGTATCAGCCGCAGTCGGGCTAGAAATTCGCCGCACAATAACGCCATTGATTTCCTGGATCATCTGTTCTCCATGTAGATGTGCGGCGTGCATTTCCCTGTACTTGGCCTGTCCCCACAGGCTGGCAGCCTCAATTGGCATTAACGACGCAAGACGCGAAGCCTTTTCTTTTGTGCCGCGAGACTCTTCCTTGTCGCCGTGGCAATAACCAATAAGCGTATTGCCATAAAGTTGATATTTCCGCGGGTATGCGTCGATGTTTACGGATACGTTCGGGTCGTTCCTAAACCACGCCTCAAGGTACTTGAGAGCCATATAGCCATTCACTTCATCGTGGTTTGACCGCGTATAGAATATTTTGACTGGAGATATTTCGCTCAGCTGCTCAACAGCCCTTACGAGCATCTCAACACCGACATTGAACAGCTTTTGCCATCTAACATCCGTATCCTGCCGAGTCCCAGCGGTTGTCGTCTTGTCAATCGTGTCGCTGTTGAAGAAGTCGTTTGTCCATACAAAGGTAATGTATTCAATCGGCTTTCCTCTAAGTTCCTCTACGGCCTCGCCGATTATCTTGAAAAATACCTCTTTTGCAATCTTATAGTCATAGTTTTCTGGAGTATCGCCATGCCAGCAGAGCTTCCCAAGATGCAAATCCGCGATGTTCACTTCGGCCATCAAATCGCCAAGCATCGGCTTTATTACTGGCGGCACAAATCGCTTGCGCTCAAGCTCTGCGAAGTGTTTGTCTATTTCCGAAAAGTCTAATCCCTTCCGCTTTGGGCGGGCGGTCAGTTTAGACTGATAGCTAATTTGCTTAACGCCACCCGCGACCTGGCTATTCCAGAAATTGTTTTTATAGCTTATAACTTCCCACTCAGATACCTTCAGGCCATGCGCTTCAAGTATCCGCTCAGGAGTCATATCCGTACCGTCTTTGAGGATGATAAACTTTTCAGAGACGATTGTTCCGTCTTGGCAATATTCGATGCTTGACTTATCAGGAATATCACTGTTTGGTTTATGCCGCTCCGCATATTCAGGCGTGCTCCTGATATAGTCACGCACTTTATTCCGAACTTGCCACCAAGTTTTATCAGGGAAGCGGTCATGCAGGGCATCAGACACTTCGGCCCACGACTTGCCCTCTTCAAACACAAGCCGCTTCGCCTCAGATCGCCAATCCGTTATTGTTATCACCCTCTAAAGAACTTCCAACAGCACCATTTACCAGTTGCCCGGCCTTCACGCTATTGAAGTATTCTTCACTCTGCCTCGCCGCATCCTGCGGGTCTGAGAACATGCCGCAATATGTAAACGCAAGTTCCGGGGCAATCTTCGGGTTCTTGAGCATAATATCCAAGACTTGCGCCTTGACTTGAATATTTTCATAATTCCGACGCGTGAACTTTATATCGATGTCCGACAGGCTCAGAGGAGTCCCAACCGTATCGCGGAGGATTTTCAGCACAATCTTAAGGAACTGTCGCTCGGACTCCTTAAACATGATTTCATCTTCTTTCGCCCGTGCCTCGGCAGCCGCCCAGCCGTCTCGCACGATTGTGGCGGCGCCGGTATCGGATGTGCTTGAGCCGCCGTTTCGGTTCGGCATTCCGACAATATTCAGCACAGTCTGGTACATATAGTCCACAAGCGTCTGCGTCTGCTGCTGATCAAGCTGTTCTGCAATGACCTTGATGTCGGCTTTGTTCTCACCAAAGCTCTTGAGCTTGATAAGCCCAGCATCTCTCAGGTTCTTCGCTATTTTGTCGTCAATATCGGCATTGTACAGCACCCAAAGACATTGCACGAACTGCTCAATACCATCAAGCCGGTTGCTCTGCACGGTATTAATTGCGTTCAGTATTGGAATAACGATCTCGAACGCACCGAGTCTGGCAGTGTTAAGCGGATATTCAACGATTGGAACATAACCAATTGGATTTGGCACTTCTTTTGTGACATTATTGTCAATAACCTCAAAGTAGCTGTTCGGAGTATAAATACTATATATGCGCTTGGTCTCGTCATTGATTTTGCGATCTACATACTTCACGCCCATCAGCGGCGGCTCACCAAGCGTTGCAGAATATGCCACAAATGAAGAGCGAGGATCGAGCGTAAACACACGGAACGGAGCCTCGTCCTTAATCGACAAATTTGCGCCACGTCTAATCCGCGGCACGATGTCTTCAATGATATTGCCATTGTTCGGCAGGACCATCCGATTGCCATGCCCGCTCGTATACATCCAGTCGGCAAGCTCCTTATCGCGCGCTGGCTTACCGTTCAGCAACATCATGTCGTTAAGTTCCTGGATGCCTCGTGCTATCTCTTCCGTTCCACCACGGCTGACATACTGTAGCGGTTCGCCGCACAAATAGCCAGACTTAAACGAAACAATCTCATTCGCTCGGTTTTCGACAATCTTGTTGCAAATCTCCGGACGAATTTCCTTTGTGCGGTTCAGAATCGGCTGATTGCCTCGGTAGTAATTGAAAAGGCGATCAACTTCCGAAGCGTTAACAAGATGTATGGCTAAAGCGTCGCGCAGCAATTGCACGACGTTTTCTTGTGTCACTTCAACTACATCAAGAACTATTTTTCTCCGGCCGAACAGACCCATATAACCGCTCCTTTTCCGTTATTCATGCCTGCAGCCCGCGCAAGGCGAAGGGGGGAACTCCTTGCGCGGGCACCAACAGGGAGAAAGGAGGAGGAAAGAAGGGCAAGCAACCCAAGTACGTCGCAGCACCCACCCTATATAACATAAATCAACGCGACGTTATGCCCCAACCCTATATCTTGCATTTCACGTATATTATACCACAATATGTTGTATTTGTCAAGTGGTTTGGCACTATATATTGTGGTTCACCACGGGCGTTTGCCGATTTCAACCCAAGATAATGTGCCATGATAGAGTTTGTCCGCAAGCCCCGCGAGGGAGTCTGCCGCGTCGTCATGCAGGTTCTTCGCTGTGAAGCTGAACGAGGTCAGCTCGTCCATGAATTTCTTGTAGTCAGCATCCCTGCAATTCCTGCTTCTGAAGTGGAATCGCCGAATTGCCGGGGCGTGCTGTTCAATCCTTGACAATTTGCTCATATTCGACGGAGCCTTCTTGCTACCGAGGTTCATCGAGTAATTGTGCTTTTCGCGGAGAATGCGGTTTACCTCCTCGCAATAGAAATCACCGCCATTGTTCGCCTCAAACTGACCAATCCTGATCTTGTGCTTCAGGATTTTCTCAACTACTCGCGGCATAGTAACTGTCTTGTCGCCACGGTCGAATATTACATCGTGTATGTACACGTCTTTTCCGTAAATGTAGGCAATCGGCATTGAAAAGCTATCGCCTCCGCCGAATGCCACGTCAGCATAGAAAATGATATTGTCAGGCTCTCCATCCGGCAGCTCGCCTTCATAGTAATCCAAGGCATCTGCCGGGAATGCCAAGCCCTCTTTTTCAATGCCTTTCTGCATATATAGGCACGAGAAATCAACTGGATCAAGTGTAGCCTCAAGCTCAGCGATGCGCTCATCCGTATATCTGTCCGGGTGGTCGTAATTGAAATTGCTATGCCCGTCCTCGTCACGAACAGGCAGCGCGATGAAGATGTACCGCGGGTCTCCATTGTGTTCGCTCTTCATGCGCGAAATCGGGTCATGTGCCGACCAAATCGTGCCAAGCATAATCTGCTTCACATTGTCGCCGATTGTACGAGTCGTAATCGTCGCCTTGTAGTCCTCAAACAGCGTATTCAGCCGTTCGGGGCTACGGGCGACCTCCTTGTTCTTCACAAGGTCGTCAGTAATCAGCAGTTTGTTCGCACGGGTACGGCCAGTAACCGAACCGCCCAGGGAAATAAGCCCCAACGTCGGGAAATCGCCTTTCCTACGCGCTGAAATAGTGTAATACTCCGCAGAGCATACAGGAGCAGGCACTTCGGGGAATACATCCTTGAACTTGTACTCGAAATTATCAGTCAAGATGGATTGCACGCCGTCGTAAACCATCTTCACCATCGCGTCTGCGTAGCTGACATACATGTTCGCGCTGTTCGGATACTGCCCGTAGATGTACGACAGCAAAAACTTAATCAGCGTCGTCTTTCCGGTGCCAGGAGGCATCGAGAACGCCAAAAACAGCGCATTTTCATCGTCCAAAAACGCCTGTATCTTACTGGCTATTTTGTGCTGCCCCTCCAGCACCTTCCGGCGCGGAACCCAAAACTTCGCCTTTGGCTCCCTATCCCATTCGACAGCTACCATGTAGTCGTCAAACGAGGTCTGCGCACCGTACAGGTATGTCTTGTAGGTCAGATTGTAGAAGTCTGCAACCACGTTCGGGTCTGTTGCCGTCTTACAGTTCCGCGTTGTCTCACCGCGGAGCCAGCGATTGTGCTTATCAGCCTCCGCCCTGTCCGTCTCACCCAGCGCCCGAAGCATATCGAAGTAGTCCTGATACGCTTCAAACTCCGGTTTTTTGTCTATGAAGGCTCGTATCGCCTTTAACGTCTGCTCTATATCCATAAAAAAGAACGCCCCTCCTTGTGGAAAGGCGCTCTTGGCGCTCGATTGGTTATTTATTCTTCTCTGCGAATAGCCCCGTAAATTTTAACGCAGTTTGTCGTTCGTCAATTCAAGTGTGGGCATTAGGACACCTCCTTCATCGCCCTGTACCACTGTGTCCTGCTTATGCCAAGCTCCTTACAAGCCTCTACGACGGTAATTAAGCCGTCTTTTTGTTTTTTTAGGATTTTTTCAAAATCGCTTATTTCACGCCTCGGTCTACCGTAGGGGTTCCCGGTTTTGAGAGAAACGCGTTTTCCGTTTGATACCGGCATTGCGTCAATACCTTCTTTTTGCCGTTGCTTATTTTTCCTTCTCTCTTGTTCTGCTATAGCTCCTAACACCTCAATTAAAATGTTATTAACCATGTCAAATATCCAATCTTGCCCCTGAAAGTCAATCAGAGTTGTTGGAACATCCAATATCCGCAAAACAACTCCTCGCGACCTGAACCATTCTATCTCAGCCTTTATTCCTTCTTTGTTACGTCCAAGCCTATCCAACTCCTTAACAATAACCTCATCGCCCGGTTGAACAACAGCCTTCAACGCCTGATACTGCTCACGCTCAAAATCTTTTCCGCTCTGTTTATCAGAAAAAACTTTATCAACCTGCTTATACGCTTTCGCAACCTCAAGCTGTCTCTCAAGATTCTGGTCTTTCGTGCTCACCCTAGCGTAGAAGTACGTCATTCTATTTCATAACCTCCTTCCGGTATTCTCGCTTCTCTCGGAACTATCACAATCTTATAATTCATAACGCGCAACATCTCGTTCAATAACTTGATGCTTATATTCTCCTGCGTAAGACGCTCACTAATAACATTACTCTTCCTGTTTGTCCTAAACGCTATGTCCGCCACCTTAGTATTGGTGACCTCCATAACTTTACGAATCGCCTCATGTGCCTTCATTTCTGTCTCCTCCTTCATTCTCTTTCCTTTGGTCATATATTAACACAAGATATATCTGATGTCAAGATATTTCTGATAACAATTTTAAACATCTAACTACTTGTCTGCCTATTCGTTTACCTGTTCGTTTACATATTCGTTTGCCTGTTCGTAAACTATACGTCCTGACGAACGTCCACAGTGCCCTCAAAGCCTTATTTTATGCGGACTTTTTTCATTTGAAAAAATCCTACTTGGCACTTATTGTGCCATTCTATATTTTTTTCTCTCTATTCGGCTCCCTTCTTAAAGGTGGGTGCCCTCCACTCTTTTTTAAAAAACTTTTTTACACACAAAAAATAAAAAAATAAATACGCGCGCGCTAACGCGTACGAGCCTCTTGCAAAAGCGGCTTTTTTATTTTTTCGGTGGTTGAGGGGTTAACCCCGCCCCACACACCCCCAGCATATCCCCCCAGGGGCCCTCCAGCGTCCAGGGGCCGTCCAGCGTCCAGGGGCCGGCGCGACGGGCAGCGCGTACCGATCCGCGAGATTGGCGCGGCCGCAGTGTGCCAAAAAGTACACATTATGATACACTAAAACTAAGTCAGAAATATCTGAAAAAATCAGAAAAAACCTATTGACAAGTCAGAAATATCTGATATACTATAGACAGAGTCAGAAATATCTGAACGACACCCGCCCAGCGCGGGAATGAAGGGAGAATGAACAATGACACGCAGCACCATCACGCATTACACCATCAAGCATTACCTTAACGGCAGCACGCCAACCGAGTACACCACGACCACAGAGCGCAATATCAAGATCATGATAGCCAGGTGCCGCAAGGCCGGCGTTGCGTACACCGTGACCACCAGCGACGGGACGATCTACGCACAAGGGTAAGCCGCCTACGCAGCCACGCAGACGGCCACCGACACCCAGAACAACGACGAACCGGGGCGGCATGAAATATTATAGCGTGTCGCCCCCGAAAAAGAAAGGAGTAGAAACAATGACAAACCACAAAGAGCAGGAAATGAGAGAACAGGCCAGAGAGGAAATCATAGAAGCGTTACGGAACGGATATAGCGGCTATTATTGCGACTTGCACAACGAAGTATTTAATACAGACTATTACATCATCGGCACACATCGGGCTAAAGAAGCCCTGCGGGAGTACGACGTATTCAAAGCCATAGAAAAAGTACAGACCTACGAAAAAGACAACTTCGGCGAAGTTTATACGGATTTGAGCGACCCGGAAAAACTCATCAATATGCTGTATTACATCATCGGCGAAGAGGTGCTGTATGAAATGATGGACGGCATCGAAGCATGGGAGGAAAACTGGAACAATCGAGCGGACGAAGAAACAAACGCCGAGATATTAAAAGCCATTGCGGAAAAAATCGCAGAGTGACGGGGCCACATGCCCCGGTAATGCGGCAAGCCGGTCACAAGCCCGGCAAAAGCAACCGCACATTATAAGGAGGATTTGAACAATGAAGAAACGGTATCTAGCAACAATCAAGGGCGACGGAGACGTAGGACGCATTATATTGATGGCCGAGCAGGAGCACCACCCGGATTATGGCACCCGCTGGCACATCGTAGGCCTGCTGCCAAATGGCACCGAGGAGGACACAGAGGTCAGTGGCGCATATGGAGGCGGTCTAGCCAGCGCCATTGAATCGATTGCAATCGCGTGGGGCGACGAAATATGGGGCCTCGAATGGCTGCCATCGGCCGACAGCCTAGAGCTTTGGCGCGACTGACGGCCTAGAGTATAATGACAATAACTGACACGCCGCCCCGCCCGGCTAAAGGCGGGAGAAAGGAATGGAGAACATGAAAATCATCCAAAAATCAACCGGCGAAGTCCTGGCCGAAATTATCACCAACCGTAGCGCGACAATCGAGGAAGCCTGCGCGCTAATGGACATTAAAATCATGCGCACAGAGGAAGAGTTCCGGAACGGCGACGGGTACGACATAGACGATCTGGCAATGGTGTATTGATATTGATAGGGGGGAGAGTACGACTGCAAAGCGTGTAATGTATGCAGCTGCTACTAATAATACCATTATTCATTGCATTTGTGTTATCCGCGCTAATCAAAAAACAATAGCATCGGGCGCTCCGGCAATATCCGGGGCGCTTCTTTTTGTCCTGCTACGCGCAACGTGGAGCAGGGCCGTTTTATAGCACATAGCCGTATGACGCGCCAGAACGCCGTATAAACGATTTTACTATGCTAGGGTATATCAATATAGGGTAACGCACAAAACGCGCCCAAAACGAAACGTAGCGGCTCAGAACGAAACGACGCGGCCCCGCGCCCCACGATTGAGCGTAGGGGATAAAACAGACCGCCCCAGCTTCCAACGACGGAGGCCAGGGCGGTTTTTTCGTGCTGGAGCAGGAGCGTAGGGGACGAGGATTCGCTTACAAAAGTTGGACAAGCTTGGAGCAAAGTTACAGAGAAAAGTTACATAAAAGTTGGACAAGCCCGGAAAAGTTACTTGAAGTTGCGGATAAAAGTTACATAGTTGCGGAAAAGTTGCAGATGTTTTGGCGCGAAAGTTGTAGAAAAGCTGGATAAAAGTTACTCGCCCTCCGCATCAATAGTTACATCCGGCAACTGCTTGTACTTCTGCGCGATAGTTGCGGGGTCGGCATCGGAGCCGAGGGGTTGGTTGGGGGTGAGAACGACCTCCGAACGCTCGACCATGCCGTAGTAGTTCTTGGCTCTGAAGCAGTATGTAAGGAAGTTGAGTGCGCCCGTAGTGACCAATTTTGCGTCAAAAGTTTGCATAAAACTCTTGGCTTTTTTTATAATCTCGGCGGTCTCTGGGCCGAATCCCTGCCGCCTCCCATGTTCCCAATCCCAAACAGTCGATACAGCGTAGCCTGTAGACAGCGCCATTTCCTCGACCGTGGGTATCTGTCCTGTGTCGGCGCAATATGAGAAATAGTCGTTTATTCGCTGTGCGAGTTCTTCGTCGTTCTTAACCTTTGGCTGTTGATAGGCGTTAAGCGTTTCGGTGAGAAGTTGTTTTGCTATCGCGCGTTGGGCCTCGGTTTTTACTAACTCTTTCATATTGTTTCCAAAGTTGTTTATGCCGCCGCGACCTTTTAGAACAACATCTTTTACAACAGCTTCTTCGGCTGTGTCTGCTTCAATCTTTTTCGGCGGTCTGCCTCGTTTCTTAGGGGTTGCATCAGTCATTCAATCTAACCTCCAAAAACATCATATTTTGCGTGGTTTTTTCACTCATCTTGTTCGGGTATATCTTTGTATAGGCTCTTATCGTATCGCCCTAATCTGTACGGAAAAAGCGGGCAATTCTGAGCAGGACAGCGGCGAACCTCGGCTTTGTTACCGCACATACAGTCGATACATTTTTGCGCGGATTGCTTGTGAGCGTGTAAGTGTAGGTTTCATTATTCAGCCCTCCATGAACTATAAACTACTGGTGGAAACTTCGGAGGATAGCGAATTTCAAATTTTGTTTCCGTTGGGTTTATCGTAATAGTTACCGTTTGTGCGTCAGGATACATTCCCATAACAAGCTCTCTGATTTGCTGTACAATTTTGTTTTTGTCTGACATTACCGTTTCTGCCTCCTTACTCAAAAAAACGTAACATAGATTGCGCAAGCGAGAATTGCAATGACGAGCAAAATTAGTGCAATCGCGGTAATTGCAAAGTAGTTTTCCAACATCCAAACCAGACCGATTCCAAGCGCTACCCATATTATGGCTATAATTATTGATGCCGCTATTTTTAAAGCCGTTTTCATCCTTTCACCCTCCAATCATCCGGCAACCCATAAACCGCCGCGTAGAATTTGTCTGCGTTATCGAGCGTAGGTGTGTGCGAATAGTTCGTTGCGGCCTGTTCGATTCGCGCCCACATGTTGCTATGCTTGGTGCGGATCGCCGTAGCTGTTTCGTAAGCGTGTAAGATGGATTGTTTTAACCGGCTCCCACCGCTACGGTCGATTACGCCATCACGATACAGCTTGTAGATGTATGACAGAGCGTAATATGTGAGCAAATCGATTTCGCGTAGGTCGGTTGGTATCGGCTCATTTTTCATCGCTTGCGGCTCAAATGCAAAAGCGTAAGACGCGATATAAACACCCCCCCTTTTATGCGTTCCACCCACTTCCACCCTTCCAACCGAGTTCCACCCTCAAGGGTGGAAGCTGTAACCGTTGATACACAAGGGTTTGCGGGTTTTCTCCACCCTTCCACCCGATTTTGAAAGGATGTCTAAATATTTCTCGCGCAGTACGAGGACCCTTAAATTAGGGTGGAGGGGTGGAACTGACATATATATATACCTGTAACCATTGAAAATACTAGGTTTTTTAGTTCCACCCGAGTTCCACCCTTGTTCCACCCATAGCATGCTAAGGGTGGAACTTTATAGCGGAAGTTCGTCGTCTTGCACAAAATCATCGGCACCGCTTTGTCTAAGTTTCACATACATGGCTTTTATGCCCCCGATTGACTTGTGATAATGATATTTACCCTGATTGTTGCGTTCTAGGTAGCCTTTTTCGTGCCATTTCGCTTTTACGGCGTCGAAGTCGAAGCCCGCATCTTCCATGATTCGACACAACACGTTTTTGTTTATGTAGACATATTCGCCCTCGATGCTGCCCCATAATTGTTTCGATGTATCGTAAAAATTGGATTGATTTTCCGCGATTACGCCACAGATGTACTGATATGCTCGCTCGGTTACGTCCACTTCGGAGGCGCTTGCAAGGTACTGCGTTACGTCGCTTACGGTAATGGGGCGCTCGGCGGGCCAGAACAGTTCGGACGCTATGCGGTCTGCTGCAAGCATGATTGCCATTGAACCGGCTTGCTTCTCGGTGGTGTCGGTGTTGGAAAGAATTTCTGCGAAAAGTTGATTGTATTGCTCGACTACATCCTCCTTCTTTACTTGTTCTATGTATGGCTCTCCGGCGCAGCCATAGTGCGTCCGCACGAAGTTCGCCACCAGGTTGCCGTTTTGCACGAGCTTATCTTTGCATTCGACCTCAATAACGCGGTTCTTGGCCCCACCTCCAGAAGCTGCTTTGATGCACGGTTCCTCGCCTGAAAAGAGAAAGCTACATTTCCAGGCTTTCATCTCGTTGACTTTATCGTAGGACATTCGGCCTCGGTCAATGCCTTCCGTGATGCACATGATGAGATTGTCGTAGTTTGTCCAGCGTGATTTAATTGTTTGCAGCTCGTCTCCGGCGAATGGTAGGTTGCGTAGAAAAGCCGCTGTTGCCAACATGGAGTTAGCCGTCATATTCATTGTACGGGTCATTGCGCCCATAGCCGGATTGCCCCAAATTGACATTGCGACCATGAGTGCGATTGTCTTTCCTGCGCCGGTTCCGCCCCATAAGTGAAACACGAACGGATTTTCACCGATTAATTCGATTAGGGGGGAGGCGAACGACGCTGCCATACACAATCGCAATTCGAGGTTCTTACGAAGCGGAGCGATAAAGTCTATCCACTCTTGCAAGGTACCTTTGCTCGTTATTGATTTGTAAAGATGTTTAAACTGGTCGTCACCGTCGAATACGATTTTGTCTGTGTACGGCATAAACTCATCGTCAACCCAGCCCATTACGGACTTTGCGGGCTTATGTGGCAAGTAGGGAAGGCTCCACGCAACAACATCGGCTATGTACTTGACGAGCAGACCAGCATTGTCTGAATTGACCTCAAGCCCTTTGTCGGCTAGTTTGATTATCGCGTTACGATTAGCTGTTACGGAGCGCTCGGTTATGAGTGATTGCCAACGATTGTGCTTAAAGAAAGATAGTTCAAGTTTTTCAATATTGCTGTCTATGTTCTCAAGCAGGGCGGTTGGTAGAATCGGGATAGGTGAAGCCGTTTCGGTTGTTGTCGCTACGACTTTGCCGCCTTTTATCACTTCTTTTTCGAGCGTTACTCCGTGATCGTCAACTTTCCAGTCGCCAAGAGCTATATAGTCTTGTATCTCGTCAAGCTTCTTTTGTATAGCTTCATTCAAGCGTACTAAACACCACACTTTCTATGGTGGGTCTCTATAATAAAACGTCGATTAAATACTCAATGTAATCAATTTTCTTAACCGCCTCGACGTAAAGCGGGTCGAAATCTTTGTCCGGGACGGTAGGAAAGTGCTCGGTACGCTGCTTGTCGAGCCGTATGTACTCATCCATAAGCCGATGGTACATTATGTCGTAAAGTTGCCTGGCTTGCTCCCTACGCTCCCTCTTACGCTCCAATTCGCGCCACCGCGCCTCTGCTTCGCGCTGTTCGCGCAATGTCGGCTTACGGTCAAGAGGTAGGCCGAGGCGAAAATCATCGTTCAGACGCTCACAGGCGGCTCGGAACGATATGCCGAATAAGTCCATCACAAACTTGATTACGTCCCCGTTCCAACCGCACCCGAAGCAGTGGGCGAAACGCCTGTTTTGAACCGTAAAGGACGGCGTTTTCTCAGAATGGAAAGGGCAGAGGGCGAATTTGGCCCGATTAAACTCCAACCCGTAAAACCGGGCCACATCGCCTATATTTAAGGAGGCTCGGATAAGCTCGGCGTATTTAATAATGTCGCTCATAGTTTCAACCGCTCGACGAGCTGCTTTAACTTACGCTCGTACTCGGCGCTGTCTTTGCAGATGAGGTATAGGCGTTTCTTTTCGGCTTCGTAGATTGCATATTTATTCATCGGCATCGCCCCTTTCCAAACGCTCTTTAGCTTCGCGGTAGAGTATGTCTTTTATAATCTGTCCTGTTGTTTCAGCCTTACAGAATATAACTTGGCAATTGTATCGAGCCAACCACGCAAAGATTGAAGCGACGAGCGCAGATGGGCGCATCCTGCTACGGTATTTGCCGTTGTAAATATGTTCCCATGTGGCATCTTCGATAAGTAAATATATTTTCGCGCCCGCCTCTTTGGCTCGTTCAAACTCGCGTTCAAAGCGTTCTCGCTCTTGACAGTAACAGTGGCACAGCTCGTCAATATTCATCTTGCGCTCGATAACAACTTTGTTGGATAAATCGAACCACTCGCCGTTGGGGAGGGGGAATTTTGCGGAGTAGTCGCCAAAGTTGAGCGTAGTGCGTTCATGGGGGCAACCGATTCGCTCTAATCTTGCCCGCAGGCGTGGTGTGTCCTGCTCGCGGGTATCAACAAGACACACCATACCGTCAAGGGCATCCATCATGTCTAAAGCGTGCATAGGCACTGATTAGAACGGGAGGTCTTTGTCATTGTCGTAAAGCTCGCTATAAGGCTCGCGGCTATCGTAGAAGGGCAAGTTACCCGTACTTACGCTCTTGTTTTTCAAGGGCTTGTCCTTTGCAATCTTATAGTTGCCACTACGAATATCGTTTACGCTTGCGAGAGCGTAGCACTCGGTTGTCCAGCCTGTTTTACCGTTGTATTCCCACTCCTTGTTGCGGAAAAGAACGCCGATTTTCTTGCCATTGAGTGTGGTTTCGTTCCAATTCCATTTATAGCCGGGGTTACTGTCTTCGATAGCGTACATTGCGTTGTTGAACATCTTCTTGGTGAATGCGTCCTTTTCGGTGCCGTCGTCCTTTGGTATGTTAATTCGACAGGTCCCGCGCCACTTTCTGTCCTCGTTGGTCTGCGCTTTGTAGTCTTTCTCAAAGTGGTCTTTGTACTGGCCTTCGGCAATGTCGAAGCTGATAACGAGTACGTTTCCCCAGTCGTAAGGGACTTCCTCTGCCTTGAGGATTTCAGCTATGTAACCGCCTGCGGGAAGGGTTTCTCTGCTTACGATTTTTTCGGGTTTGTAGCCGTTAAAAGGTTTCATGCAATTACCTCCGTTAATATTAAAATTCTGAAAGTGCGTTTAAAACTGCTTGTAAATCGTTTGGAATCTCGTCCGAATCAAATGCCCCCATAGGAGCTTTTGCTGTGCTGTTTTTCATTTTGGTATAGAAAACGTAGTCGCCGTTGTCGTTTTGCTTAGCCAATAGCACTGTTGAGAACAGGCTTTCAAGCACAACCTTTTCGAGTTTTCTGCCGTTCGTTTTTATGCGCGTAAACGAATAACCAAAATCGTCCCTAATTGTTTCGCTGTGGAACATAATGATGACGGTTATATCATCACGAAGTTGTGAGGCGGTTTCGCAGACATTCCAAACGTATTGCGTCAGGTCAATCCATTTGTCAAATCCTTTTTCTTTCATGGACTTAACCTCTGTATCAACCATGCAAGTGTTGAGTGTATCGATAACGATTGTGGAAATGTCTGGCCTTTTCTCGCTTACGCCTCTAAGAATCTGCTCAATTTTTTGCAAATCCCTCCCTGAATAAAAATTCTTACTTTCGGAGTTATATTGAGTTCGCCATCCTTTCCAAGCTAGTCCCTTTTTGTCGCAGTCGATGTAAAAGGTGGTTTTGGGGTCAAGCGTTCTCGTAGAAGTTGTTTTGCCGGAACCGCTTTCTCCCATAATCGCAATCATTTTGCTGATAAGTTATTCCTCCTTTTCTAACGGGCACAAATCTCCCACATATTTATCAGGAAACGCTACAGGCTGCTTATTTAACTGACACATACGCTCGTTACTTGATAGGTAAGGGCATTGCTTACAATTGATTGCAGCATTGCCGCGATGGTCTACAGGAAAGAACACTCTTACTATCGCTACGCCTTTAACGTAAGAGCTAACACCGCTTTCAAAATCTGGCATATTATTCCTCCTTTTCTTTTATCACTCTCGGATAATAAACCCTGCCGTTCCGATACTCCTCGACCTTACGCGTCTTGCCCAACACCTCATTGAGTAGGTTGTAAATCTGTTTACCCTTTTCGCTTTGTAAGAAGTCGGCTATTGGAAACGTAGCCTGAACGATGTCTTTATGTACCCTACGTTCTCGTCGTACCTTACGCAATTTGGTTGCGAGTTTGTTTCGCTCGTTCGGTGTAAGTTTGTCTAATTCGAGGCTATGCAACAGGTCTTGTGTGAGTTTGTCGCATTGGTTGACTTGTTCGTAATGCCACTTGTAGTCGGATTCGGCCTGTTTGAGTAGGGCGATGATGTTTTTGATTTGGTCTGAGTAGTTAGGAATATCGGCCTTTATTTTGCACCACCTTCTTTCGGCTCAATATCATCAAACACAACCGGCACTTTTTCTTTCAGCTTATCCAAGAGAATTAATGCCACTTCTCGTATCTGTGGGTGTGCTGCCGGAGAAGTACGGAGCTTCAAAAAATGCCGCCACTCGCGGAGGTTTGCCGTCATTACGACCTCGGTTTTTAGGCTGTTAGGGAGGACGCTGCGGGCTTCCTGTGGGGTGGCTCCGCCCTTTATAAGATCAAAATATGCTTCTTCGGCTTTACGGCAAGCCATCTCCCAATCATAATACTGTTGTGAACCTCTGTTCCAAAAACATGGTTCAATAACGGTAATTCCACAGTCGAATCTGCCGGAGGTGTAATCACAGTATCTTGTGCTCTCCTGACTATACGACGCTATCCTGTGCCTTACAATCTCATGGCTTACGCCCCTATCGCAAATAAACTTGACCGTGATGTTAACGTGCTCCAACACCGATTCATGCCCGCGCTTGATTATGTTGCGGACAAACTGCTCGGATGAGGTGTCGGTTTTTTTGTCCTCGGATTTATAGCAAGTACGCCCACACAACTCGATCTTACGCAGAATGTCGGGGCCGCTGAGATTGTCAATTATGATTACGTCGGGTTTGATTATTCTCATTTTGCACCTTCTTTCAGTGGCTCGGGGTCGCTCTCGTCGTTTTAAAACAGCTTCGTTTCCGCTTCATCAGCCTTGTCCTTCGGCGGCTCCTCGGCGGGGTTGTCCTTCTGCGCAAACGGTAAGTCTATCAGCTCTGGATGATTTTCGTGCGTCCAGATTGCTCCAAGCATATTCCACACGAAAGCCCGGTCGTGCGGTTCGTCCTTGTCGCCGCGCAGGAATTTCAGATAGTGTCTTACGCCGGAATCTATGTAGCAGTGAAGCGGTATGCCCTTCTCCCAGTTGCGCTCATTGTATTTGCGGGCGCCGTCTTCGTACTGTTTGGAA